CCCTTGTCCGCAGCCGTCTTGGGGGTAGGCGCGGGCGGCTTCAGCTTGCTGCCCGTCGCCTTGTTGTACTTGGCACGTCCCTTGGCCGTCAGCCCGGCACCCTTGCTGACGGGCAGCTTCTCGCCACGGCCTACAGCCAGAGAGACGCTCTTGCGGGCCATGTTAGAGGCAGTGAATGATTGCGAAGTTGAGCACAACGGCTTCGGTCAGCGCCGGAGACCCCGTTGCCTCAATGTTGCGAAGCACGATGGTGCAGGAACCCGCAGCATGACCTGAAACCCAGCAGTTGTAGCTGGTCGTTGCAGCCGCGCCGCCCGCCACGTTGATGACCAGCACGTCCTTGGTGCTTAACAGGCTGTTGGTCAGCGTGAACGACACGTTGGTCTGCGCCGCCAAAGACGCGTTGTTCATCGTGATCTGGCCAGCCGAATTGTTCAGCGTCACGCCCGTGGACTTGCTGGTCAACTGCGTGACCGTGCCCTGCGCGGCGGCGGCGTAGCCGATCTCGTCGGTAGCGTAGATGTCAACGCCGCTGATGAGGGTGGCGCTGATGGTGTCGGCGCCGGAAATGTCCTGGTCGCTGTACGCCACGCCAATCGGTTTGGTATTGCCCATTGCTAAGATCCTAGCCAAGAGGTTGAAATGCTAGCCTGACCATAAGCCCTGCGCGGCGTTCTGTCAACGCGCTCGCCTCTGGAGGCCACGGGGAACGCGAATGTAACGGCTATCGCGTCCGCGGCGTCGGGGCTTGCGAGCCCACGGGCTTTCATCTCCTTCTTGCCTTCGAGGAAGATCGTGCCCTTGCTGTCCGGCTTCATCAGCGGCGAGATCAGGTCCGTCTTCAGCACCCGGTCGGGTGGGATCGACGCGGTCTTTAGCCATTCGCGCATGGCCCCCCACATCTCGGCCCGCTTGTTGCCGTACATGACCGGCTTGCTGCTCTTGGACCCAAAGTTCACCCCCTTGACCTTGTACCGCTGCTCCTTGAGCCGGTCCACGACGCCCGCGCCCAGCCCGCCCTCGTCGATCACGACCATCGTCGGCTGGAACTCTTCCATCGCCTCGATGACGCGGCCTACTACCTCCATGGTGTCGTCACCGCGGTAGCGCTTGATTGCCACGATGTCCCGGCCTTGCCGTACCGCGATAACTGTAGCGTCGGCACCGAAGCGTGCCGGGTCCACGCCGAGGACCACTGGAGCCGAGGCGTCCTTATAGCGGGGTCGTTCCATGGCGTCGTCAACGAGATGGATCGGGATGAACTGGTCATCTCCAGCCGAGGGAAACTCACCGTAGACCTCAACATGCGCCTGAACGCTGTCAGGCCCGTATTCGAGGATGATCTGCTCATAGACCGCCTTGTCCGTTCCTTCGACCGTGCGGGCGTCCACGGTCTTGTTGCGCCAGAAGTCCCGCTTGGCGTTAAACGCCTCGTAGAAGTAGCCCGTATTGCGGCGGGGGTTGGAGAACGCCATCCAGAAGCGGTTGGGCGTGTTCTCGGTGAAGAAGCCCGCTGCCACCTGCCAGATGCTGTCGGAGATACCGCTGGCTTCGTCGAACACCAGCATGACACCATCGAAGTTGTGCACGCCCGCGTAGGCGTCCGGGTTCTCCTCCGACCACAGCCGCCCCTCGACGCCCCAGTAGCGCGTGCCCTTCTTCAGGTCGCGCTCGACCAGCTCGGCCAGCCACTTGGCGGGCATGACGCGGGTAGCCGAGACCTCGAACCAGTGGCTGTTCAGCGATAGGGCCAGCCACTTGGTGATCTCGGCCCAGGTGATCGACCGGAGCTGCGTCTCGGAGTTGGCCGACACGATGGTGCTGGACCCGATCCGGGTCGTCAACATCCAGATGATGAGCCACGAGACGAGGGCCGACTTGCCGATGCCGCGGCCAGAAGACACGGCCATGCGGAGCACGTCGAAGTCCACCTTGCCGTTGTTCTGCCTGATGTGCTCGGCCAGATCGCGCAGCACCTCGCGCTGCCACTTGCGCGGGCCAGCGAAGTGCTCCAGCGGCGTGCCGGGCTGCCCCCACGGAAACAACCACATCACGAACTTGAGCGGGTCGTCCTTGAGCGACGGTGCCCACAGGGACGCCATCAGGCTCTGCTCATCCTCAGCGCTGTAGCGCGTGGTCTGCACGTGGCAGCTCCTCTGTCAGGTCCGTGGCGACGAGATCGATCACCCGACGTTGCGCCTCCTCCAACGCCGCCGTGATGCTGATCTTCTGCTCGATGCTGACCTCGACCGCCTGCTTGGCCACCCACCCATGGGCGTAGCGCAGCATCTCGGTCGCCGCCTTGGCGTCGCCCGCCTCGGCAGCGGCGTACAGGGTGGTGGCCATGGCGCGCTCGCCCTCGGCGCGGCCCTTCTGTTCGGCGTACTCCGCGATGGGGTCCATCTGGCAGAGCTTGCGGTACTCGGTCGGCGTCATGCCAGCGGCGAGTGCCAGACTGTCACCCTTGAGCCCCAGCTTGGCAGCCGCGTAGATCGCCTCCAGACGCGCCTCGGTGGCGGTCAGCGGACGCGGGTCATAGGGCAGTGAGTGGAAGGTCACTTAGATCCTTTTTTGGCTGACGTAGCTGGGCGCGGGGTCTTTTTGGGCACCTTTGGAAGCGACGGGGTAAATGTCATGCCTCTAGGCGAGCGGGTATTTGACGGGTTTGCGTTGCGGTACAAATCCCATTCAGCCGCAGCCTTGGCCTTGCGGTCACGTTTGATTTTGCTTGCGGTAGCTTTGGTGCCGGGATTGCGAATAGAGCCCTTGGGCATGGTGCGTCTCCTGTTGATTGAGCGGAATGTAACATGGGTCGATCCGGCGGGAAAATAAAAATTTTTCTTGTGGCCCTTGGCCACGGCAACAGCAGCCGCGCTTGGCCCTGCCCCCCCCTCCCCTGAGCACTCGCAGCAAAATGCTGCACTGCAACTGTTATATTAGTATATCAGTTTCGTATTGAATGAACGTTCAATCAATAGCGCCGCGGCAAGCGCCTGGTGGCGATATGCCGTGGACCTTTTGCCCTAGCGTAACCTATGGGCAAAATGGGCAGCCGGGCGATCGGCAGCCGGGCGATCGGCAGCCGGGCGATCGGCAGCCGGGCGATCGGCAGCCGGGCGATCGGCAGCCGGGCGATCGGCAGCCGGGGCTAGTTAACGTGGCGTAATGGGCAAGATGGGCAAAATGGGCAATCGGTTTTTATACTGCTAGTCCGCATCGCTGCACTGCAACATAAAGATATCCTTATGTAGTACAATTAAAAATCCATAGCATAGTAAAATAAAGGTTACCCATAATACCCATACGCCGATGGCATAAGGCTATCTCTGCATCGCGGCGCTGCCCCAAGCGCTGCCCCAGCAATGCCCCAGCCATTGCCCAACAAAAAACGGGCGCCGTTTGGCGCCCGTTCTCAACTACGGCTGCAGCCGTAGCACGTCTATTGCCGCGCCGTCAAGCGGCCGTTGCGAACCGCTTGGCAGTAGCACCATGCGCGGCAATCACGATTGAAACGCGCGCGCGCGCCGATGTGCCACCGCAAGCGCGGCAATCCGAACACGTGGTGCGCTTGCCAGCTTCATCACTGGCAGGGCACGCTATTTCACCTGCCATGACGGGCGCCGCGGCGGATCTCACACGGAAAGTACGCCACCCGCTCGAGCGCGCTTCGGTGGCTTGGGCTTCACTATCAACGGACGCCATGCACAGGCTCGAGAAGGCCGGGAAATCCCGCCACTGGTGCGTATAGCCGTTGCGAGCGCGTACCAGCGCCGTCGCATGCTGCCAGATGCGGAACGGCGCGGCGGCCGGATCTCCATATGAACCAAGCCGGAACACGCTATCGGCAAACAAATCAGGTAACAACGCCACGTCATAATCGACGTGCGGAACGGCATAGCGGCCGCGCTTGTACGCGCCGTAAACACTTTCTACGCTACGGCCGATGTTAACATAGCATGAGCCGTCATTTGTGGGCCTATGTGGGCAATGGCCACAAATGCTAAAATCATAACCAAGCCTGGCAGCCTCGAGCGGCCGCATATCCTGACGCAGGATGAAAGTCTGTACCATTGCGCCCGTTTTTTCGTTGGTGCTATCGGCCACAATCCGATTTGCAATAACCACAATTGGCGCGCCGTCTATCAGCGACGGGCCCTGGTAAAGGATAACTCCGCAATAGCTATCCCGCTTCAAGGCCTTAATCATGTCTTGTGCCGTCTTAATCATTGTCGTTTCCCTCAGTTTAGTGTCCACAATGTGTGTACAGTCTCATATCAGCGCGCTAGTGTCAACTAATTTTTGTTGTTGACATTGTGTGTGCAGTTCA